GCACTAACTTATACTACACAGATGGTAGATTTGACACAAGATTAGGTACAAAAACAACTGATGATTTTCTAGAAGGTTCAGCAAACTTATACTACACAAACACAAGATTTAACACATCATTTTCAAGTAAAACAACAACAGACCTAATTGAAGGCACAAATTTATATTACACAGATACAAGATTTGACACAAGATTAGGTACAAAATCAACAACCGATTTAAGTGAAGGATCAAATTTATACTACACAACAGCAAGAGCCAACACAGACATTGACGCAAGATTAGCCACAACATCAGTAAATGCATTAGATGATGTAAACACAAGTGGTGTAACAAATGGTCAAGTGTTGATGTGGGATGGTTCAGACTTTATTGCACAAGCACCAGCACTTGGAGTAGTTAACACACAAAAATCATCAACAACTAGTGTTAATTTAACTGGTCTAGGAACAGGGTGGACTGATATAGTAACGATTCCTAGTTTTAATATCACTGCAAACGCAACAGTTCAAACATCATATGCATCTAATAATATTGTAGAAACACCAGGTGGCGCCAAAATTGGTTTATTTAGATCAATTAATGGTACGGGTACTTGGACGCCAACGCCAATAGTTGAATACACTACTAATAATCAAAGTTTTCCACTGGTATTTACACATTTAGATGTTCTAAGTGGAGCAAGTCTTGGAGCCACAGCAACGTCGGTAGCATATAAAATTGCAATTCGATTTCTTTCGGGTTCTACAAATTCATACCAATTAGATTCTATAAATTTTAGTGCAACAGAATTTAAAGTTGACACAGTTGATAACGTTAGTGATTTAGGTGATGTAACTATTACATCAGCAACTGCTGGACAGTATTTAAAATATAATGGCGGGCAATGGGTAAATGAAACACCAGTTGTATCAAACAACAATGTAATTTCGCCAGCATCAAATCAAATTTTAAGATACAACGGCAGTGCATGGATAAACAGTGATTTATCTCCTTTTAGCATTGGAGATTTTGGTGATGTTAATATAGGTACACCATCTGATGGAGAAGTATTAAAATATAATACATCAACTTCACAATGGGAAGCTGGTGCAGACATTGACACAGATACAGGTATTTTAAGTATTGTAGAAGACACAACACCGCAACTTGGCGGGGATTTAGATGTACAAACACACGCAATTATTTCAACAGGTGCTAATAATATTGTATTAGATCCACAAGGTACAGGTACTGTAGAAATACTTGGTGATTTAACTGTAACAGGTACAGCAACGACACTTGAAGTAACCAACGTTGAAGTTGAAGACGCTATTATGTTGTTGAACAAACATGAAACACAACCAGCAAACAATACCAATGATGGTGGTGTTATGGTACAACGTGGTACAGCAGAAGACAATGCGGCTTGGTTCTGGGATGAAACAGATAACAGATGGATAGCGGCCACAACAGTAAGTAATGCATCAGCAACAGATATAGCAGTAACAGCCAATGCAGATATACAGGCGGCTACAGCATATCTAACAGCGACACAGGCACAATATGCTGACTTGGCAGAGATATATAGACCAGATGCAAGTTATGAACCTGGCACAGTATTAGTGTTTGGTGGTGAGCATGAAGTTACTACTACAACAATACTAGCAGATCATAGAGTAGCAGGAGTAGTATCAACAGCACCAGCATATCTAATGAACAAAGATGCAGAAGGTATAGCAGTTGCACTTCGAGGTAAAGTTCCTTGCAAGGTAGAAGGTGCAGTCAAAAAAGGTGATGTATTGATATCAAATGTAACACCTGGAACAGCAACAGCACTTGCACCTGAAAGTGCTAATCCACCGGCTTGGTGTATAATTGGTAAGTCATTAGAAAACAGCAATGACACCGGTGTTAAATTAATTAATATTGTTGTTTAATCGTAGCGATTTTTAATATCATCTTGCGTAGACCAGACTAAAAATTCCTGTAGAGTTTTAATCCAACTTTTCATATCAGTTTCCATTTCGATACAATGATAATAACTCATAGGTAAAACAAAGTAAGAATGTTTTTTCTTCGCATATAAATATTTTTTTTGCATTTCGGCAATTTTTATCATATCATTTTTTACTGCATTGATTATTTCGTAAACTCTGTCTTCGTTTTTATATTGATCAATTAACCAAAGATGATAATCATCTTCAACTTCATACATAGACATTATTTCTTGTAATTCAAATTTTAATGCTCTAATTGGATTAATGTCTTTTCTATATTTGATTAGTATAGAAGGTATTTTATATTTTGTGTTATTTGTTTCTAAATTTTGTAACAGATCAAAATATTCGTCTTCTAAACTAAATCGAACACTCATGTTATCTTCACTGGTCATTTGTTTCACAGCATTTTTCATGTCTTGTAAAACTTCAAAGTAACGTTTACGATCACGATCAGAGTATTCATTTAAAACATCATTGATATCACTTTGGAAATGAAAATGTGGGACTATGTTTTCAAGGATATTATCTGTTATAACACTATCTTTTGCAAACTGTTCAAAAGCATGTGCTATTTTGGCCTGATTAAAATTAATTATACGTGACAATGTTTATATCCTTTAGATTATTGTATTGTTAGTCAATACTATTTACTATTAGTTTTAGTTTTTTAACATTGTTTTTATCCAATAAAGTTTTACGTGCACCTTGATGCAATGGTCTGGGAAAGTGGTCTAATTTTGACCAACTGTAATCTTGTGATTCATAATTTATGTTTGGTTCAAATTCAGTTGGTGTTATGATAACAAAAGTATGATACATGAAATGTCCATCATCACTATGATAAATGTCTAATGGATGTATTTTTATAATTTCAGGAACAAAACCAATTTCTTCTTTGATTTCTCTTTTTAACGCACCTATAACAGTTTCACCACGTTCAACTTTGCCACCCCAAAAACTCCATGTACCAGAATTGCTCACACGTTTTGATCTTTTGTTGAAACAAAACTTTTTGGTATCTTGTGATAAAAATGTGGCTCCTACTGCATCATACATACTAGTATTTATAGCATGATTTTTTCAGTTAGTCAAGTTGGTAAATTATATTCCTGCTAGATTTAAGATCCAATAACCTGGTTTGTATTGACCTTGATACGTGTCAATCCATTCGGATCCATTCCATGAATATTGATAGCCAGTGGTGCTATTAGTTACATAATGAGCAGTTGAACTATTTGTACTTGCATCAAAAGAAACTTCCCATTGTGTACCATTAAATTCTATGATATCATTTGCTGAGGCAGTAACATTACCCCAGTTACTAGAGTTATCAACAATGTTGTTAATAATTAAATATCTTTGACCTGCTTGTTGACCAGCAAGGGTTCCATCTCCTGGTTGATTCTTTTGTGGATCAATAATTTTTAACACAGCAGTTTGTGTGTTAGTTGGTAATGTTGCAGAATCAATTGTAAAAATTAATTGATTATCGTTTGCAGGATTATAAGCAATAGTACCAATAATATCTTGTGTTGAATCTTCAATGTCTGATGCACGTCTTAATCTTATTTTTGATGTTGATGCTTGGAATTCTCCATATTGTTCAAAAAATTCTTTCCACGAATAATTTTCATTTATACCATGTGCATTTAATAAACTGATTGTGTTACCAGTCACATCAACCTGAGCATCTTGTGGAGTAACTACTATTTCTTCTAGGTTACTAAATTGATCAAAAAAGTCTTGCATATTTTTATCATATTCAAGATCACTTAAATTGTCGTCCATGTGTATTCTGTTTATAATACTGTGAATAATTGATTGCTTTTTAACTTTTGCTGGTGGATTAATCCAAATTGGAATTTGGAAAATAAGTGTAGCAATATCTAGTTGTGAATCAACACCTTGAGGAACTGATCTAGAAGACCATTGTATGTCAATTAATTCAACAACTGTTATATTTGTCCAGTCTAATGGGTTTGTATTTGACTGTATTTCTACTGTAGGATTAAACAGTGTTAATATTTGTTCTAATAGTTGCAATTTTTGTTCTGTGTTTGAGCACCATATATCTACATTAATTGTTAAATCATATGGAACAGGCATATAACGTTCTACTGTATATGTGTTACCTAATTCTGCTGTGTATTGATCATTAAGGGAATCGTATTTTCTTTCCTGTACTTGCTGTGCTGATATTAATTTTGGATCATGTCTACGTTCTCTTGCAACATTTAAGTTAGCAACATGACAAGTCATAAATGGTGTAGAGTTTAGTGCATTTTCTGTATTACCACGTAGTACGTGTGCAACCATTCTTGACATATCTGCATAACGCATTGGTACAGTTCTATATGTTTGTGAATTACTGCCACCTGCATTTTTCTGACCACTTTGAATTTGAAAGCCATTAAAGATGCGTACGAATTGTAACAAGTATCTTCTTATCTGTTGATCATACCAAAATTGTGCCATTATACGTCTGTCCTTGGTTTAACTGCTTTGCTTAAACCTTGCTGTTCTTTACCGTCACTAGTGTTGTCACTAGCATTTGTATTTTCTACAAATGTATTTAATATTCTATTAGCCGCTGAGTATGTGCCTCTATGATCATCTGATATTCTAATAAATCTATTGCCAACTTTCTTAAATAATCTGTTTGGTTCATAGTCCGTACGTAGTATGTAATCTCCATCATTCAATGAATTAGGAAAACTTGAACCGGTGTGTGCTATTGCAATACCATTTGGTGGTGTCGCCGAACCGGCATGTACACCAATTTTAGTTGAGAATCCAAATGCATCGTTAGCCGAATCTTGACTTGAGTGTAGTGTGATGTCTTGTGTAACCCAATTGTCTGTGGTTGATGAATATTTTTTAAATGATACGTTCAATCCGCCTGTTGTGTTTGGTTGCCACCATATTTTACCATTAGTATTTGTTGAAGGTTGCGTTGCATTAATAGACACATCTACACCAAGTAAACTTGTTGTAGTCGAATCTGTGGCAATTTTTACCCAAGAACCATTTGTAACTTTTTTGAAATATGTTGCACCAACATTTCTATCTGAAACTACTACAGCATAATCACTTGAAGGTACATAAGATGATATTGGTGTTTTAGTACTGCCATCTATGTTTGCAGAGTCAACTATTGATACAGCCTGACTGTTCCACACAGCGCCGTCGCCAACATATAATCCCCAGTTGGTGTTTGTTGTGTCTAGCCAATAGTCACCGTTCTTGTAATTAGCAGTTGGTGCCGCTGAACTTACAAGGTAGTCAAATGTTTGCCAATTTGTATTTGTTGACTCATATAGTTTGAATGATGCTGTATTGGTTTGCCAATGACCATAAACCATACCTGGAACATATTCGTCTGCTTTGTTAACATACAAGTGTGCAGTTTCATATCCTTTTTTAGGAACTTCGTTTTGTGCTTGATTGACAATTGCATCACCTATATCAATCTCTGATTGATATGTAGAAATTAAATTTCGTAAATCATCTTTTTGTTCACCAGTACCAAGTATGTCTGAAAACTCTTGTGAGTCTACCAATGGAGTACATTTAACTCTCCAAATGTGTGGATACCAAGTTGGTGAATAACCTTCTGAACCTCTCGCGGCATCTTCGATAACATAATATCTATTGATTGCTTGTGGGCCTTCCGGATAGTAAGCCGTAACCTCTCCAACGGCTGTGCTTGATGTTCCTGTTACAGTTTCACCAACAGTAAAGTCACCATCAGTGACCATTCTTAAAACTTTTGCATCATGATTATAGTTTACTACTGTCGCAGTTACACCACTTGTTGCACCTGTTACAGTTTCGCCTTTTCTAAATTTTTTTGCTGGCTTTGTGGTAAATTCTAAACGTGCCATATCTAACATGGTATCATCACGTTGATGAGGTAATTCTAATACGTCGCCACTCATTAATTTTCTACCAAGTATGTTGATCATTTCATTTAAATGAAACGTCATGTAGATAGTATCATTGGATAAAAATGCACCAAATTGTGTTAGATCAAAATCTGAATCTTGTACTTGATATACACCACGCATATCATATACGTCAGCATCATACTTACGATCTCTGTTTTCTAAAAACAATAGATCTTGTATGTTGTTGGGACGTACCACTGAATTGTCAGGTTGTGTTGAATCTGTGGTGTTTGCTTGAGAATGTGGACCAAGGTATTTGTGAATGAATACACCAGTGCCACCAACATTAAAATGTTCGCGGATCACACGATCTATCATTTTGTAATCGTTACCTTTTTGTGGTCTCCATAAGCTCAGTCGTGGCATGTTAATATCCTTTTGTATAACTATTTATTCAACTAAAGATTGACAAAACTAGCGAATTATGTATAATGATGTATATATAGCAGTATGGAAGAGAAAAAATTGACAAACAAAGATTTATTAGAAATACCAGATTTCCTAAAGCGAGATGCCCAAAATGTAGTGGCAAAACCAACAGAAATAGTTGAAGAAAAGTCTATTACAATGCCTAACGAACAGGAAAAAGAAACAGATCAAAAGCCAAAACGCCCAAGCATTCAAGATCGTATGCGTACACGACTGATGTATATTGTTGGTGATATTGATGACGAGTTTGAAAAAGTATGGGCTAGAGATGGTGATCCAAAAATATTCAAAGCCTACAATTATTTCTTATCTAATGACATTCCCGGAGCATTTATGAAAATGCTCAAAGAACAAGTGGATGTTTACATTGACGAACAAACAAAAGGGTTAAAATATAGAGACATCAAACCAAGCGAACGTACAGATGAACAGCAAGACTATGTTGAAAGTTTTGAATCATATTCAAATACAGAAATGAAACAGCACATTGCTTGGTGGGAAAGAGTGTATAAAGATTGTGAAACTTGGCAAGCAAACAAAAAGAAACAGCGTAAACCAAGAAAATACAAGCCACCATCAAAAGAAAAATTGGCCAAAAAAATAAAATATAAAGAAGAAGACAAAGATCTAAAGTTAGTATCTGAGCAACCAATAAATCTAATAGGTTGTTCAGCAGTGATTGTGTACAACACAAAAAATAGGAAATTGGGTATATATGAAGCAACTCACAAACACCATGGATTAACAGTTAAAGGAACAACCTTGTTAAATTACGATTTAAACGGTGCTTTACAGAAAACAGTACGTAAACCCCAAGAAGTGATGGAAAAGTTAAATACGGGGGGTTTACAAGCGATTAAGAACACCTTTAACGCACTATCTACCACTGAAACTAAACTTAATGGACGGCTAAACAAAGATACTATACTAGTCCGTATTTTTCAATAAGTAAATAAATACAAGTATAGGATATTAAAATGGCCAAACAGAAATCAAATAGAGATAAAATTATAGAAGATATGCGTAACCTACTAGGTGATGGTATGGTTGATGTTGAGCTTGATCCAAAACACTACAATCAGGGTTTGGATATGGCTTTTGATAGATTTAGACAAAGATCATCAAATGCCAATGAAGAAGCAACACTATTTTTGCAAATACAAAAAGACACAAATGAATACACATTGCCAACAGAAGTTATTGAAGTGCGTGAAACATTTAGACGTGCTTTGGGATCTGATCAGCAGTCAGGTATTGATGTTGATCCGTTTGAAATTGCCTACACTAACTTGTATTTTTTACAAGCAGGTAGAATTGGTGGCCTAGCCACTTGGGAAGCATTCAGTCAATATCAAGAAACAATTGGTAGATTGTTTGGTAACAAAATTAATTTTATTTGGGACACAGTAACTAAAAAATTAACAATTGTTAGACGTCCTAGAAATGCAGAAACACTATTACTTCAAGTGTACATGCGTAGAACAGATGAAACATTGTTAGATGATCCATACGCAAAGTCATGGATAAGAGAATATGCACTCGCACAGTGTAAAATGATGTTAGGTGAAGCAAGATCAAAATTTGGCCAGTTGCCAGGTGCACAAGGTGGTGTTACACTAAATGGTGAGGCACTTAAGACTGAAGCACAAACAGCCATGGACAGATTAGAAGATGAAATACAAAAATACGTAGATGGTGGTGATCCAATATCATTTGTAATAGGATAATACAATGGCGGCTAACGGTATATCAACACTAGCAACTAAACAAGCAAAGCAACAAGCCAAATTAGATATTGCAGAAGCAAAGCGTCAAGGTAAAACTGTGGCAGTTGATGGAACTATTACAGGCAGTATTGATGCTACAAAACCCTACTACAGATCACTTAATACTTTAAATATTGATTTGTTACCAACAAAATATGTAGGAGATACAGTGTCTGATAATGCAAATGTAGGTGGACTGCAATCTGGCAGACCTTGGGAGTAATAAATGGGAATAAAGAATTCAAACTCAACTGATTATATTCACTCAGATGAACCTAACACATATAACATACACAAAGCTCTAGATTATAATCAAGCAGGCCAACCCATTGTGAGAACCAGTGGTTCTAGTTACGACTGGAGCATCAATATCAGTGCTGGTGCAGTTGATGGTGTTGGTTATATTGAAAAGTTTGGCATGAACACAGATGTGGATTCAAACAAAGAAACCATATGGGATGGCGGTGGAATATATTCTTATATCGCATCTCCAGAAACTCTAGCAATCACCAGTAGCAGTGGCACAGATTCAGCCACAGGCACAGGCGCAAGAACTGTTGAGATCCAGGGATTAAATTCTGCATACGAAGTTGTGACAGAAACACTCACAGTGGGCGGTTCAGCAGGCACTGAAACATTTATCAGAGTGTTTAGAGCCCAAGTGGCCACAGCAGGCACCAGCGGTGTTAATGAAGGAGTAATTTCCGTCACAAGTCAAAGCACCAGCACAGTGTTGGCTCAGATTGGTGTTGATGGCACAGGATCCAATGCGGCAGGTAGAGGTCAGACATTTATGAGTTTGTACACAGTGCCAGCAGGAAAAACAGCATATTTGACACAGTGGACAGTGGGTGCAGGTAAACAGAACACAGATGCTGTGGCTTTTATACTTGCTAGACCGTTTGACGGTAACGGTGCTTGGAACAGCAAAGACATCATCACAGTGAGTGCTACAACCTACAGCAAAGACTACAAAATTCCACTACAATTCACTGAAAAAACTGACATAGAAGTAAGAGCATATTCTACAACCAACAATTCTTTGGTCAGTAGCACTTTTAATTTGATTTTGATTGACAACAGTTAAAACTAAGAAGATAATTAATAAAAATATTCTTGACAAACATCTAATATTAGCATAATATACTAGTATGATTGAAGTTACATTAGATGTAGATAAAATTTCCAAACGAGATGAATACATAGGACAATCAACAGGTACCAGTGTTGAAGGCGGAGCTCTCAATGCCAACTACAGAGAAGTTGACGCAGTAGCCAGAGTAGCCAACTACATGGGTATGCTTGGTTACAAATATGAAAAAGATTGGCATTGGGAAAATGCTGGTTGCGATGAATTAACTGTGAAAGTTGACAGCGAAGATATTGCAACACAATTAAAATTGAGGTGGTAAATTGATTATTGGATTAGTAGGCTGGATTGGTAGCGGTAAAAATACTGTTGCAGATATTTTGTCAACTCAGCATGATTATAGAAAAGATTCTTTTGCGGCACCATTAAAAGATGCCACAGCAAACATATTTAATTGGCCTAGAAAAACACTAGAAGGTGATACAGACCATAGCAGGCATTTTAGAGAATGTGTTGATCCATATTGGGCAAACAAATTATCAATTAAAAATTTTACACCAAGACTGGCCCTGCAGATAGTGGGAACAGAATTGTTTAGAGAACATTTCCATCCTAAGATTTGGTTAGATAGTTTAGAGCATAGATATATAGCAGGTGGTCAAAAACCTACTATTATCACAGACTGTAGATTTAGAAATGAACTTGCATTTGTAAAGCAAATGGGTGGTTTTACTATTAGAGTAAAACGCGGCGATGATCCACATTGGGTTGAAATGGCAAAACAAGCACAGCAAGGCGATGATTTTGCTATACAGCAATTGTCAGATATTGGTATCCATGCAAGTGAGTGGGATCACACAGGTCAGTTGGTAGACTTTATAATTGAAAATAATAGTACATTAGAACAACTTACAGATAAAGTAAATGGTGTAGTAAAAGTACTAGATAAAGTTTCTAAAACTAAAAAAGCAACACAAACGTTTTAAACGTCAGGCATTAAATCACCTTGGCGCCATTTAAATTCTTCCATAGTCATTATACGTTGACAGTTAGCACATATAGTTTTTAAATTATTAATAGCACTGTTGCGTAGATCACCATCGATGTGATATACATCTAATTGTGCAGGGTGCTTGGCTTTAAACCCACATTTTTCACATATGGCTTTCTTCTTATAACCATGCTGTTGCCAAGACGCTGTAGAACTAACACCTTTGCCTTTGATTAGGCGTATACATTTATCGCACATCTTACGATAATAGGTCTTATCACCTTTTTTATAGTTAAAGGCTCTAGGTCTCGACTTGCATTTTGTACATAATGGTCTATTATCTGTCATACTTGTATTTACTGCCCTTTTAAAGGGGGAAATAATGGTGCTTAAACCACCCTCTTTTACCCAACTTATAATAAATATAGTATATGAGGGTAACAAGAAAGTTGCCACAATTATGAAGGAGAGATTACAATGCCAGATTTAGTTTCACCGGGTGTTTCAGTTACAGTAACTGATGAATCATTTTACGCCGGCGCGGCACAAGGTACAGTACCATTATTTGTAGTGGCTTCAGCACAAGACAAGGCTGATCCAAGTTCTACAGGGTCAACAGCGACAGGTACTACAAGTGCTAACGTGGGTAAAGCGTATTTGATTGGTTCACAGAGAGAACTGTTATCAACATTCGGTACACCAACATTTTATTCAGCTGGTTCAACAATGTTACCAGGTGATGAAAGAAATGAATACGGTTTATTAGCCGCATATTCATACTTAGGAATTTCAAATAGAGCATATGTGGTTCGTGCTGATATAGATACAACAGAACTTACAGGCTCAACAACTGTTCCAGCCGGAGCACCAGCAAATGGTACTTATTGGTTAGACACAGCATCAACTGATTGGGGTGTATATCAATCAAATGGTACAGCATGGGTTAAAATTAATCCAGTAATACTAACTGATTTACCAAGTTCAAATGCAACATCAAATGTTAATGCATCTGAAGCCCCTAAACAAACTTATGGTAAAAACGGTGACTTTGCTATAGTTACTAGTGGATTAAATGCAGGAACAACAGGAAGTGCAGTTATAAGACTTTTTGAAAAAATCAATAGTCAATGGCACGTGGTTGGTTCTGACACATGGAAAACTGCAAAACCATCTGCATCTGTAAGTTTTAAAGAAGGCACAGGTCCAACAGCAGACGGTAAATCTGTAGCAGGTTCGATTTGGGTTAAAACAACAGCAGTGGGCGGTGGTGCTAATGTAGTAGTAAAATACTACTCAACAAGCACAAGTCAATGGTCAACAATTTCAGCACCATTGTATCATGATGATGATAATGCTGTTACGGCTTTAACACCTGCGGCAAATTCATTATATACATTGTTTGATGATATTAATGACAATGACTCAACAAGTGGTTGGAATAATAATTTAATTGATAACCCAGCAAATAAACAAAGCAACGGTGTTGATAACGGCGGTGTGAATAAAACACCTGAAGTAGAATTTAGAATTCGAATGAAAGGTTCTGCAACTACAACAACGGCTACTGGGACAACAGATCTTTCACCTGGTAATGAAATTGCTTTATCGGACGGCGGCTCTTCGCAAACTGGTATTAGAATCAATATTTGTAATGTTGATGTTGATGTAACAGCAACAGTACCAGCAACTGGAGTATCAATTGAAGATCTCGTTACAACAATTAATGGTAACACGGCATTAACATCAAAAAATATCGTAGCGTCGATCGAAGCAAGTTCAGGTACAAAACAGTATCTAAAACTTGAAAGAACAGATGGTAAAAATATTTGGATTGAAGATTCTTCAGCTAGTTCAACATTTGATGCTACGCCAACGTTAACATTAGGATTTCAAGATAATATGGATCCTTCAACATCTGATTCATGGTACCAAGCATCCACTTGGAACAATTTATCATTTGAAGCCTCAGAAACTGCACCAACTTCAAATCCAGTAGATGGCACATTATGGTATGACACTAACTTAACAGCAGACTTATATATTGCTGAAAATGATGGTGGTACTATGAAATGGTTTGCATACGCAAACTCAAAAGATACATTCACAGCAGGTAATGTTAACACAGGTCCAAACGGTGAAGCAAGTGGTATAAGAGACTTGCAAATGGTATCTACAGAGCCAACTACAAACTCAAGTGGAAACGCACTTGAAAACGGTGACATTTGGATTGATTCAAATGAACTAGAAGCATATCCAAAAATTTACAAATATAATACAACTTCTTCTAGTTGGGTATTAATTGACAACACTGATCAATCATCAGCATCCGGCATTGTGTTTGGTGACGCAGTAGGTAACCCAGCAGGCACAACAGACGCGGCAGTTGGTTGGGGTTCAACATATGCATCATTTAATTCAGATGCAGTTGATCCGGCAAACTATGCAGAAGGTACATTGTTATTCAATACAAGAATTTCAGGATACAATGTAAAAGAGTACAAAACATCATACACTGTAAACGGTACTGATATTGGTCCAATTTGGATTAACAAATCAGGCTTAAAAGCAGATGGTTCACCATACATGGGTAGAAAAGCACAGAGACAAGTTGTTGTAACAGCACTTCAGGCTGTGTTTACAGCAAACGATGAAATCAGAGCTGAATCAAGATTCTTTAACTTGATTTCATGTCCAGGTTATGCTGAAACATATGATGAAATGATTGCACTTAACACTGCTAGAAAAGAAACTGCATTTATCATACTTGACGCACCATTTAGATTAAAAACTCCTTCAGATGTATCTAGTTGGATGTCAAACAACGCAAATGCAACAACTAACGGTGAAGACGGTTTAGTATCAAGTCATACTTACTCGGCTGTTTACTATCCATCAGCACTATCAACTGATTTAAGTGGTAACAACGTAGTTGTTCCTGCTTCACATATAGCATTAAGAACTATCGCTTACAATGATCAAGCGGCATTCCAGTGGTTTGCTCCAGCAGGTTATCAAAGAGGCTTGGTATCAAATGCTTCATCAGTTGGTTATATTGATGCAACAACGGGTGAGTATAACTCAGTTGTATTAAGCGAAGGTTCAAGAGACACACTATACGCGGCTAAGGTTAACCCAATTGCTTACATGCCAAACAGAGGCTTGGTAGTATTTGGACAAAAATCTTTACACCCAACAGCATCAGCACTTGATAGAGTTAACGTAGGTAGATTAATTTGTTACTTAAGATATCAATTTGATAACCTAGCAAAACCATTCTTGTTTGAATTAAATGACAGAATGACAAGAGATCAAGTATCTGATACATTTGAAAGATTTTTATCAGACTTATCGGCAAAAAGAGCATTATACGATTTCTTAGTAGTTTGTGATGATACAAACAACACAGCAACACGTATTGATGCTAACCAGTTATGGGTAGATGTAGCAATCCAACCGGCAAAAGCGGCTGAATTTATATACATTCCAGTTCGAATAAAGAACACTGGTGAGAACATGAGCTATAATTAATAGTTAATATACACATAAAAAGGCTACTGTAGAGATACAGTAGCCTTTTTTTTACCCTTTAGCCTCAAACTTTTTTATAAATTTTCCTATATTTTGCTAAATACTATTAATACAAATTAATTTGTAAGGAGAGATTACAATGGCTACATTAAACAAATTTGGCGTACCAATAGACGGAACAACAGGTAGAGGTGGTATTTTACAACCTAAACTTAAATATCGTTTTAGGGTTCGTTTTTCAAACTTTGGTAACTTAGGTTCAACGCAAGTAGACCTAACACAGCAAGTTATGAACATAACGAGACCAAAAGTAACGCATGAAGAAGTTCCTGTACACGTTTATAACTCAGTAGCATATTTGATGGGCAAACACACATGGGAGCCGATCACAATCACGTTACGTGATGATATTACTAACAGTATATCAAAACTAACAGGTCAGCAAGTTCAGAAGCAGTTAAATCACTTTGAACAAACTGGTCCAAGAAGTGGAATCAATTATAAATTTCAAACAAGACTTGAAATTTTAGACGGTTCAACAGATGCTGAGTTGGAACAATGGATGTTGGAAGGTTGTTTCTTACAGAATGTTGATTATTCAGATGGTGACTATGCGGTTTCAGAACCAGTACAAGTAATCATGACATTAAGATATGACAATGCAACACACGT